ACCTGCGCCGTCCGTTACATCTGGGTTAATTTCTAAATAAGGCCAGTTGGTTGTGTTAGCCGTTTTCCAGTTCTGCTCATACCCTTCAAACTGACCGCCGTAACCAATAAACGGTGCTTTTGGTGCCAAGGCTAGCATTTCAGCTTCTTGGCTAACCCAATAGTTATACATTCTTTGGGCATCTTTAGCGTTTCGCACTAAGCCTGACACATACAGACGGCCATCTACTTCAAATTCGTTACCAACTACGCGAACAACAGGTATAAACTTGCCTGCCCATTCTCTTTCTTCTAAAACTTCGTAACCGTTGGTTTTCATCCACATGACTTTTTTAACATCCACCATCCGACTCTTGATTGGCTTTAAGCCCATCATCTTCATCTGTTTATCTTCAGGTGAGCCGTCAAAATGGCTCATATTGCCTGGGTACAGATTCAGTTTAGTCGGTGTATGTTTGTAATAGAAGTATTCAGCTATACGGATTGTGTTTTCGTTTATCCATTGGCTAAGTGAGGAGTCACCTACGCCTTGCGCTAGCATGGATGAGATTGGCGCAGCGTCTGGGAACTCTCTTTCGTATTCGTCTTTTTGTATATCCTCTGTAATAAAACAATATTCAGCGTCTGACCCGCACGGGTCTTGAATTAATGGATCCATGTAAACGCTAAAAGCGTTACGGATTCTGCCAATACGGATGTCTTGATCAAAGGTTTCATCATTACAATATTCGGTCAAAATACGGATATAACCTTCACCGTAGGTGACTTGATTATCGCAAGCCGTATCATAGGCTACATCCGCATCAGAGATGTACTCTATATGACGCACCATGCCATCAAAAATTTCAGCAACTTCGACGTCGCCTTTATCATCGGCAGGGATTACCTTCCCAGAGGGTCGATTTTGACGTTGTTCGTTAGTAACTTGCCTGACGTGTTGAGGCAGTTTGTTAATAGTGAGGCAAGGTCTAGCGTTGATGGTCTGCCCTTGAACAGAACCACGGGTAGCCAATACGTCAGCAGGCCATTGCCATTGATTATCTGGTGAACCAGCCATAAATCGAAGGTCATCTAATTCATCTTCGCGGGATTCGCTATACGCTGACAACGCCGATGTAAAGCGTGAGCGCATCGTAGATAGCTTATCCTTTGGATCTTCATTGGTTGTTGGGTTGCTGCCGACGTCGGCTACTTTACCGACAAGGTTCATGTTTGACTGGTCGTATGCCATTATTTTTTCATTTTGCCTGCTGGTTTAGCTGCGCTGCGCTTCGTAGCGTAGGCAATTGCCAACGCTTGTTTGACAGGTTTGCCTGCTTTTACTTCAGCGCGGACATTTTCTCGAAATGCTTTAGGACTAGCTGATTTTTTTAACGGCATAATTATTTCTTCTTTGCAGTTTTAGCTGAATCTTTAAAATCTTTAGCAGTTGGCGCGCCTTTTGCGCCAGGTTTACGCATTTTTTCTTTAGATCCTGCTTCTATTCTTGCACGTTTAGCCAAAATATTAGCATATAGTCCAGGTTTAGTTGCCATACTTAACTCCTTGGTAAAAATCTATTAGTTAAAGGATCTCTTAAAAGAGGGTTTAATCTATTTGGGTGTATCTTAACGTGTTCAGTATAATGCATGACTCTAAGGTTTTCTACTCTATTATCTGCGTGTTTACCATTAATGTGGTCAACTTGCTCACCTTTTTCTAACGGTTTAATAAAAGCATCTGCTACTAATCTGTGAACTAAAAACGATTTACACTTTTCAGTTCTTAACCCGCCATTTCTAAAACGAACTTCTACGTATGGCTTTGTGCGACCCGTATCTTTTTTAGGCGTAAGCGCCATAATAATTTCTAAAACAGGAACTTTAGATCCACCTTTACCGCGCCTCATACGCGCAAGCGATTTAACTCTACCTAAAGAACTTACTTGGTAACGGCCTTCGTATCCACGAATATCCGCCCACACTTCAACAATTCCAGTTTCGCATTGATGCTCTAGCACGGCTTCCCTTTTCGCTTTTTTCTGCAATAGGTTTCATTCTAGCACAAAACGATGCTTTTCTACCAGCATCGGCTTTTGTTTTCGGATTCGGTGCAGGTGCTTTCAAATTACTGTTGTTTTTTGCATTGTACTCGGCTCGCCCCTTGGCGGTCATCCCCGCACCCTTATCCGTTGGGTTATAGTTCTTACCCTTACCCGTGGTCGTGCGTGGTATCGGTTTGCTTTGTTTAGTAGCCATTATGACCCCATCCAAGAGTTAGAGACTGCACCTTGATTTTGGTACGTATTCTTTCGGATTATACCCTTATATTCCCGATGTGCAACAGGAAACGCAAAAGTCAATGCAATAGCGTCGGCTGCGTCAGGTGACGCCAGCCCTCTTGATCTCATGTCTTTTTTCGATTCCAAGAATATGCTTCCCTTGCTATCAGGCTTCATCATGGGCGAGATCAGATCACTTTTCAAGTACCGATCCGTAGGCACGCTGGCTGACTTGAGCCATTCCCGCATATCGCCCCACATCTCCGCCCGTTTGTTACCATACATCATACTGTTCTTTGCTTTGTTCCCGAAGTTAACACCTTTGATCTTATAGCGTTGCTCTTTTAGCCTATCCACTACTCCAGCTCCTAGCCCACCTTCGTCGATGTTGACTAGCGTTGGCTGATATTCCTCGATGGCCTCAATCACCCGCCCAACTGTTTCCATTGTATCGTCACCCTTGTGCCGCTTGATGGCTATCACATCCCGCCCTTGCCTGACAGCGATGACGGTTGAGTCCGATCCAAACCGTGCAGGGTCAACCCCAATAATAATAGGTGCAGTATTGTCCTTGTACTTTTCCCGTTGCATCGCTTCTTCGACTGTGTTGACGCTGATGAACTGATCATCGGACGCATTCGGGAACATACCGTACACTTCGACGTGGGCTTGCACCGAGTCCGAGCCGTACTCAGCGATGATCTGCTCATACACATTCTTGTCTGTACCTTCGACTTGGCGTGAGTCAATGTTGCGATTTTTCCAAAACTCTCGCTTGGAGTGGAACGCCTCATAAAAATACCCGCTGTTGCGTCGTGGGTTGCTAAACGCCATCCAAAACCTGTTGGGCGTATTCTCCGTGAAGAACCCGCTTGTCACCGCCCAGATAGAATCATCAATACCCGATGCCTCATCGAATATAACCATTACCCCGTCGTAGTTGTGAACCCCCGCGTAAGCATCAGGATTCTCCGCCGACCACAGCCGTCCTTCAACACCCCAATACCGCGTGCCTTTTTTCAAATCACGCTCGACTAGCTCAGTCAACCATTTGGCTGGCATCACCCGTGTTGCCGATACCTCAAACCAATGGCTGTTGATGGACATGGATAACCACTTAGTAATCTCCGCCCAGGTGACTGAGCGCAGCTGCGATTCCGAGTTAGCCGACACAATAACGGTTGCGCCTATTCTAGTGGATAACATCCAATGCTCTAACCATGACACTAGCGCCGACTTACCAATTCCACGCCCAGACGCTACCGCTTCTCTTAATACATCGAAGTCCAGCTTGCCTTGGTTTTGCTTAATATGTTCGGCTATGTCCAGTAAGATTTCACGTTGCCACTTGCGTGGCCCTGTGAAATTCTCAAGCGGCGTACCCTGTTGCGACCACGGGTAGCAATACATCACAAACGCTAGTGGATTGTCCTTAATCGCAGGACTCCACAGGCGTGACATTAACTCTTGTTCGTCTTGCGCTGAGTAGATGGTGGATTGCATTTAGCTATTAAGTATCTTTTATGCGACTTTTTGTTTCAGTTGCATCGGTGCGAGTTCGGTGGTGGACTCGCCGTCCACTTGTTTAAACACGCCTTCAATCACGCGCTGTTGCGCTTGTTCGAGTGCGGCTGTGATCGAAATGCGCTGCTCAACATCTATCGACAGTTGTTGTTTAGCTACCCAGCCATGCTGGTGCTTGAGGATTTCTAGCGCAGCTTTAGCGTCGCCATCGGCTGCGGCTTTGTGCAGTATCGCTGATAACTCCATCTCGCCATCGGCTTTGCCTTTTTGTTCAGCGTACTCGGCAATGGGATCTAGTTGCGTGAGTTGTCGGTATTCGGTAGGACGCATCCCAGCAGCAAGGGCAAGTGTGTCGCCTTTGAGTCCTAACTTGGCAGCATCGTATATGCGTTGCAATCTAGCCTCGGTAGCCTCTAGCTTGCGTGGCTCATACACATAGGAATGAAAGTTATCAAACATGGTGGAATATTAGCATAGATTTTTCGGGAGTTTACAAAAAAAATAAAAAGTTTGCGTAAACCCTCCGCCGCCGTAGGGCCGTTCGGCTCGGCCCTACCCCCCCCATGCAAAAAGTTTTTGGCCGCCAGCTAGCAGGCGAAAACCAAAAAGCCAGCAAGTATAAGGGTTTGCGGGTAGCGCAAGCCTACAAGCATGTAAGTATAAGGGTTTGCGGGTAGCAAGCGCAAAGCATGGCAAGGCCATGCGATCATGGCGCGGCTTTGGGTGATCATGCGACCAGGGCGCGGCCAATTGTCACATTGTCAAATTGTCACGCCAAAATAATTGACGCCATGGCTCGCAGCTTTAAGCTGCTAGCTCTAGTCTTATAGGTCACATTGTCATTTGACAATTTGACATATAAACTAGTTTAGGGCGTGGGCATGGGAATTTTGGCGCTAGCATAGGCGGCGGGAATTATAGGTCAAATACGTCATATTGTCGGCCATTCTAAATTGGTGCAATAGTAGCTATTAAATATATACCTTATTAAAAACCATTAAAAGGTAATTGATTGACAATTTGACATATAAAAACCTATCAGTCTTATGTTTTAAGGTTTTTTCAATACGTCATCCTGCGCCAAAACATGACGTATAACAAGCATAACCGTGACAATTCTCGCATTAATAAAAACACTATTGCGTAAAATTACAATCTAGTGTAATATCCATTAATCATTAATCAATAAGGAATAGTATGCCAATCAAACAATCAATTTTCCCGCCAACACAATGCGATCTTAATACTTTAGAATCCGCGCTTGCTGTTTTATGTATTCGTGGCATGGTGAGCCGTAATCAATTTAATGCGCTTACTGTTGCGTGTAATCCGTCGCTGCCTGCGCTTGTAGAATTAAAACAGCGCAGCCCTAAGAGTGTTATTTATGTATTTATTGATAACGTGGCCAAGTATGAAATAAACAACAGATCAAAAATAAATTACATTTATTCGTAATAAGTGTTGACAAGTGTAACAAAATTTGAGATACTGTAATTGTCGTAAACAAACAACCAAACAAAGGAAAACAAAATGAACAAATTACACAAAATAGCTTTCAGAGATGCCCTAAGAAATAACGTACCATTCTCATATTTTGCGCCGCATGATCGTAAAGTAATCCGTCATAACAGCGCCATTGTAGAGGCCATAGCATCACGCCGCCAATTCTCATATGCGGATACTAAACATCATATTAAATTTAACTAAACAATACGCCAGGCCGCAGCGCCTGGCATCACTAAACTAAAGGAAAACAAAATGCTATTAAAAGACTATATAACACCCGCTAGGCTCGAAGAATTTAAAGCTGCTGATAGTGGATCAATCTACGTTCAAGATCTACTCTTAGACAATGGTATTTATGTTGACATGGGCGACCGTCGCATTGATGCGCTATTAAATTTATTTGATCGTGCAGCTGTAAAGTAATAAGCTAATAAGCGCCGCCGCCCTGGCGCTTATTGGATTGTTATTTTAACGATCAATAAACTAATCTAAAGTAAAGGAAAACACAATGCAATTCACAATTAAACAATCGCAGCTCAAGGCCATGTTAAACCTAGCATCTAAGCAAGATATTAGATATTACTTAAATGGCGTATTCGTAGAATTTAACCAGGTAACTACCCGTTTGATCGCAACGGATGGCCACAAATTAGGCGTTTTAAATCATGCGCCTGAATACATGGCCAGCGAGGGCGCTGGATCTATGATCATTCCAAGGGAAGTAATCGAGAATCTACCAAAGGCGGCCTCTGATTTTGAGCTAACATTTATTAAATCCGACGGGAACGCAACGGGCTGGACTATCGTAATACCAGGCGGGACTCAAATAGTATTCCAGCAGATCGAAGGAACATTTCCAGACTACCGCAGGGTATGCAATTTTAAAACCAGCGGCGAGGCGGCCAGCTTTAATTACGAATACCTAGTGCAATTCTTAAAAGTGCAGAAGGCCTTGGGCGGGAGTAAAACTAATACTGTGAATTTGTACCAAAACGGTACAAGCGGCGCCCTGGTCACTCTAGCTGGCGTAGAAAATTTTGCTGGCGTGATTATGCCGATGCGTAATGATGTAATAAACCAGGCAGGCGCCATGATGGATAATGAGCTGCTAAAGTTATTACCTGATACAAGCGCAGGCGATACCGCAGCAGCAGCAGCTTAATACTGTAAGCTAGCAGGCGCTTAATCTTAGGCGCTTGCTGGATTACTATTAAGTAATCAATAAACTAAACTAATCTAATCGAAGGGATCCAAAATGTACCAAACAGTTAATTTTACGGATTTTCATACCGCATTTAAGCAGCTGCGGCCTAATAATTTTTCTTATGAGGGCCTACAGGCCTTATTCGAATATTGCGAGGATTACGAACATGGCAGCGGCGAAAATATGGAATTAGACGTCATCGCCCTATGTTGCGATATAACCGAAGATAAGCCCTTGAGTATTGCCCTGGGCTATCGCATTGATTTAAGCGCGGTAGACTTAGGCGATGATCCCGCGATCCGCGCCTTGGTGTTGGATCACCTGCAGGATCATACTACCGTAGTGGGTGAGACTGCGGATTCTATTTTATTCGTAAACTTTTAAGGGGATAACGTGAATAATCAAAATAGATTCGAAGTAAAAGAAGAAGAATTACCAGGCGACGAATACGACAATGAAATTAATCATTGGTACGTTTACGACAATGAAACGGATACCGTTGTCAATAATGAATGGTTTGATACTGAAAAGCGCGCCCAGGACTATTTAGAATTAATCGAAGGCCAAATTTTACAATTAGAGGGTTAAAACATGAAAACATTTATTGATTACTTATTAGGCGGCATATTCGCGGCCGCCATGGGCTTAGGCCTTGCATTAATTTATATCTATAGAACAGGGGGTTTTTAATGTATATCGTACGGTACACGATCCAAGGCGAGCAATACTCAATTAGATTTACTAATAAAACAAGCGCGCAGCTATTCGCGGCGCGTTATAACGGGAAAATTTCAACATGAAAACATATAAAACAAAAAACGGTATTACTCAATATAACCTAGCGAGCGCGATCTAATAGCGGCCATAGATAACATGGCGGGTTTTTGCCTAGCGTGCGGCGCTGAGTCGGAAACTGTGGAGCCAGACGCGCGTAGGTACAGCTGCGCTTGCTGCGGCGCTGCTAAAGTATACGGCGGCGAGGAGCTGCTACTAATGGGGTTATATCACTAATGTTAATCGCCATTATCGCAAGCTCTATAGTCTTATTATTGGTTGCTGTATTCGATCTTTAAACCATTAATCTTATAAACCATAGCCCGCCTACAGCGGGCTTTTTTTACGCCTGGCGCTGCGGATCCCCGCGCAGCTGGCGCCGCCTGCCCGTTAAAAGCGGGCTTTTTTGGCCTTATTTTTTGGGATTTTTTCGGTTTTTTTTGACTTTTTTTGGTTTTTTTACGCCTGCGCCCGTAAGTGACGGGCGTGGGCTATACACATTTCTATAATTTTAAAGGGACGCTTTTTTCGATTAGGTTTGGGGACGCTATTTTCGATTAGTTTTAAAGACGCTTTTTTCGATTCATTTTGTATTGACTTTCTGAGGCATCGGCAAGTCCTCTACCGCACGCCTTAGCTCAGACTTACTCAACACGTGCGCTACTTCAGGTGCAGCATAGATATGCTTCTTACTCTTGAAGTCTGCGCTTGCAAGGCGTCCACAATCTATCCAACCTGCTTCCTTCAATGCGTGTAACAAAGCAGCTTGCGGTACCTTCACGTTGCTAGGCGCTAGCCCTGCTAAACGATCACAAAGCGCATGAAATGGTGAGCCAATCACGCCACGGGCAAACTCGCTAGTGCGACTCTTTAACATCTCAACTAAATAACTCTCGGCCATGCTCATACCATGCTCGACTAAATTGGCTTTGAATTCTGTCATAGCAGGCGCTGCTGCTGGATTAAACTTAGTTACATCACGGGCGTGTAACCACGCGGCAATAGATTCAAACCCACCCTTGCGATACCACGCCCATAACGCCTGCGCTACTTTGGCGTCCATCCTAGCTGCGGCTGACCATACACAAAACCACCTACGATCCTGCGACGCTAACGAAATAGGCACAGGATCGTTTGAGAACGCTAGAACGAACACACGGTTAGCCATCTGGTACGGGTGTAAACCCTTACGGTTGATTGGCAACATCTCAGGCGGCGCCGCTATGATGGGCTTTAATTGATTGGCCAACTGCCTACGGGCGGCAGCGTCGGGTTCTTTTAACTCATTAATTAAGAGTATTTCAGACTCTAATTGATAACCCCATTGGCTATTGATGGAATTGTTATCCATAATGCCACGGTTCTTAAGATGGCTACCGCACACAGCCCAAATGAACGGCGCCCACATCGTATCTTTACCGCTGCCCTCATCGCCGCCATGCAGCACGGCATGATTGATCTTAACCGCAGGGTTTTGTACTTTACAAGCCATAATGTCTAGCAGGTGTTCTAACTCGGCAGGCTCAGGCACTAGCTCACGGCAATGATTCAGCCAGGGCGCTATTGTCGATTCGGACACGGCCACGCCTGACACGTCAGGCCGAGCGTCGCGCCATCTGTTACCGTATAAATCACCGTCACGGGCTACGAGTACAGTCTCACCCGCAGCGTAGGTAATGCCAACTAATGCCTTAGCGCCCATCGTTTGTCTGTTCTGGTCAAAGCAGATAGACGCCTCAACCTTCGTGGTAGGCGCATGGATTGACATACATTTGATGTGACGGAATAGCGCATTGAACGTCTGTCTTGACACTTCACGTCTGTCTTGCATATCAAAGTAGGACTCATCGTCCTGCACGTAAGCGAAACGCTCATACCACTTGGACTTCTCAACTCTACCAAGCTCTTTACGCTCGACCTCGGCTATCTTAGCGTCAGCGTCATCGGTGAACATATCAGACGGGGTAATCTTAGCCAACGCTACAGTCATCGCCTCGGCAATCAATTGGTCACGTAGGCCATGTGTAACTTTAGGGCCACCATTAGCGGCTACCCAATCGAGAAATGTTTGACTGCCGAAATCGACACAATGCGAGTGTAAACAGCAATAACTGCGATCTAAGGGTTTGTACCGACCTTCGGGGTTGCCATCGGTGTGTTCGGCATTGTTTGGGCAAGTGACTGATAGCCACCCTTCGCCGTTGATCTTGGACAATACCATGCCTTGATCATTAAGCCATGATAGCACATCATCGCCACCATTGTCGGCTAATCTAATCGGCGCGTAATGGTTCGTGTCAGCAGGCGCAGGTGTTACACCTAGCGCCGTGCAAATGTCGCCTAGCGTGTAGTCACGCTCAGGGTGGAACTCGACTAGCTTGGCTTCGAAGTTATCACGCCCAGGCTTTAAGTTAATCGAGCCTGGTAAACGCACGTTTCGAACTGCATTGGTAGCGCCTGCATCAGTATAACCTGCCGCTGCAATCGCCTTGACCGCTGCCGTAAACTCACCCTTGGTGGGTTGCTCGCTAAAAGCGTAGCCATATTGAAAATTATCAGGGCTTGTCTCAAGAATCCATGTCGGTGCAAGTGGGGGTGTCTTGGACTTCGTACCTATGTCATCTAACATCATAAACAATACAAACTCGCAATTGACTGCGGACGCTGATACGCGCCCATCCTCAAAGCGGTCTATGATAAACGACGCCGTATTGATGTACCACGCCTCACCCGCGCGCATCTTCTGACTAGGCAGATAAGCAGGCCATGTGCATTTGATAGCACCATCGGCGTGCAACTGTAGTTCGCCATCTTTTAACTGTGGCTTTTGGCGCACAATCAAGGCAGTCTCGCCCTCTGGCGCTAGATTCGTGATAAACTCTAAAAAGTTGTGCATTTTGTGTTTCCTTCCGTGAATGAGTTACCCCTAGCCCAAAACTAGGGGTTTTTTTTACTTTCCATACCTTGTCATAATGCTTGCCTCTACGTCTAAAGGTAATCCCTCAGCCCATGCGGGTGGGGTACACATAACGTCTTTGATTATTTGTACTGCTATTTCAGGTGTTGCTGACTCGACCACAATTTCATCATGGACGTGAAGTACCACATCATCCAAGCCTCGCAAAGCGTGTCGCAATAAGTCATTGGCGACTGCTTGGGTGATGTTTTCACAGGCCAAACCTTTCCAAAGTCTTGCTCTTGGCCACTCTTTAGCGTCTGCTGCTGGCTTCCACGATGCTTTGGCATAACTGACTCCATCTGTATCTAATCGGGCGAATGGATAGCATAACACACGCCCACTTGGAAGTGCATACCACAAGTGTTGCCCATCAAATAAATAGGTTACTCGCCCTGCTCTAAACTCATGTCCTTTGTTACGCATCGCACGTGTATAGGCATTTTCAAGGTCTTGCCAGTACGGCACCGACCACGGGTTAGCTAGACGCCACGCATTGACCATGCGCTTGGCTTCAGGTTCGGGTAACAAAATACCGTACGCTCTACCCATTGCAGCGAACGCTCCTACGCCACCTGCGAATCCGCACGCTAACTCTTGCACCTTGCCGATTTGCCGTTGTTCGCTAGTGATTTGATCAACTGGCACATGGAAAGTTGCGCTAGCGTTGACCTTGTAAACATCCTCACCCGTACGGAATAAGTCTAGCTTACGAATACCTGCTGGACAGTTAGATAGCCACGGGTTGACGCGTGCTTCAACAGCTGCCCAATCTGCAACGACTAATGATTTTCCCCGTTGGGGTATAAGGGCAGGTCTAAGCATTGACTTGAGTACATCGGTAATTCGGCGTCCAAAGGCAGGGACAATTGAGTGGCCTCTAACCATAGCGGATCTAACGGCATCAGGCTCCTTGGCACACTTTCGGGTAAAGTTGTGGACTTGGGCGCCATAGCTACTTGCCCTACCTGTGGCTGCGCCACCAGCAAAGACAAATGCTCCACGAACTCGGTTATCTTCTTCATCTGCTAACTCCTTTAGTCGTTTAAATTTCGCAACAGACGATGCCCATAGGTCGTCCGCACATTGGATAACATCCGCAACTTGCGGTGGTACTTCATTGGGATTTTCTTCAGAATAAGCAAGTAGATTAGCTCGAACTGCTTTGTCGATTGAGTATTTTTTGTCACCATCTTTGTAGTTTTCCATTAACTTCTTGGCTTGATCGCCGACTCTTGCAAGTACCCACTCGCGCATCCGTGGACTCCGCACGCTTAATATTTCACCATCTGTTAATTCTGCAACAAGATTCTCTATTTCTATCAGCTCTGCGCTTGCGTACTTGATTGCTGACTCGGCTAAGGGTTTGTCTAACAACACCCCACGATCATTAATCTTCTCATTAACATGATAGTCTAACAGCTCATCATCTGACAGTTGGCGCATAGCTTGACTAATCGCACGCATTGCTCTGACATCCTGCTCGCAGTAGGCAACCATCTCAGCCATCAGCGTCACGTCATTGTTGAATGTACCATCGGCTTTGGGGATAGATAGCAAGCGAATCAGTTGATTGCCTCTATGGTCTTTACGCATATTCACGCTTGCGAATCTGCCCACGTCATCAAGCGAGCCTGGCGCACAGTTAGCACGAGCCTGCGTAGCTGTACAATAGAACTGTTCCTGCTTGGGTTCTGGGATTCCTTTGTCTGGGCATAGGACGTACCACATAATCAAGCGCTCGAAGGCAGCGTTATGCGCCCGTATTTGTCCACCTGATACGATATGGTCAACGATCTGCCAAGGGAATTCTTGATCAGGTAGCCACGACTGCACTTCCTCATCGTCAAACGCATAGGACAAGCAAAGCACAGACGTGCTGGCATCCCTTGCGTAGTTATACACGCCACGGCTGGGCAAATCACAGCGTGAGCGTGTCTCGAAATCAATATATAGGATTGTCATAGGTAGGTGAGGCTAGTCGGTTTTCTTAGTTCTTCGACTTGTGTGTACTAGACTGAATAATCACAGACTAGCCCCATTTCTTACTCTGCTGCTACATCCACAGGCGCAGCTTGCGGCTGCACTTGCGGTACGGCTTGTTGCTTAATCTTGTCAACCAAAGGTTGCGCCATTTCGTAAGGCGCTTTACCCAAGGCCATCAGGATGCCGTTTACTTCTTCAATGCTAAGTTCTAGCTTAATCATATTAAACACTCCTTCTTCTGCGCGCTGTCGCTACAGGCGCTGCTTCGGCATCAGGTGCCTCATCAGTAATGCTATCCTGCGGTGCTGCGCTTGGTTCATCGGTCATACTCATCCAACTTGTAATTTTAAAAATTGGTGTGTAGATGCGGCCATAAGACTTGTGACTGTAATGCTCTTTTTCTAGCAAAACAATCGGTACAGGCAACTTCGGGTCTGTGTCTACTTGTGTAGCAATGGCAACTGCAAGGGCTTGTACAGAACGCTTACCACCAACGCTAGTTGTGGTGTAACGTACTTCCATGCCTTTATCTTCGCCACTTAAACACTTCATAGACATACCAACCTGAGTTTCCCAACCTTTACGAGCCATTGGCGGCGCTGCTTCTAACTCAGGTAATGGCTGAGATACTGATACCATCTTCTCGCCAAGCACTTCACCGTCACCCCATGCAATAAAACCATGCACGAATGAAAACGGATTGACTGCCCATGTAGAGTCATCTTCGACTTCGGTCTGATCTGCACCGAATACCCAATGACCTGTTTTGTCCATCTTGAGGATGACAACACCTGCTGCGCCAACATCAGTTTCTAAAGCACGTAGTGCTGTCGATAATGAAGTGACTGAAGGTAAATTTGCTGCTGAAAACGTAGTTATATTAGACATTAGTTTAGTTCCTATTGGATTTTAGAAAGGGCTGCAACAAGTTGCTTCCCGATTTGTACTACGGCTGGGCGTGGATCTTCTTCACGCGCCAACGTACTGCCACTACTTACTGCTACTACTAAGTCGTCAGGCAATTTATCACCTAACTTCTTGAGTACCTTTTCCGCAACTGCTGGTGTAATGAGTTTAGTCACATACAACTCAGCTTCGGGTATAACTTTTGATAACACGTCTGCTGCCTGATCTTCATTAGCCCATTGACGTGTCGCACGCTTATTAACTAACTTCCAACCTGGCACAGGCTTGTCTGCTTCTAACATTTGATGCGCCAACGCTCGCAGATCAGTAATCCATTGTTCTAACAGATCACAATTCTTTAAGTAGGCGCCTATTGTATCAGCATCGAGGCTCACCAACTGCTCCTGCAAGGCACGGTCAACTGCGCCTGTCATCTTAGGGCAGATTGGTTTTGCAGCGCACCATCTGCAATGCTCACCCGCGCTTAGTCCAGCGTTCGCCTTTTGTGACTCTTTCACGGATGCAACTAAATTATTCTCAAAAATTTTGACACGCTCGACAGTTGTCACCCAGCGCTTGACACTTGGTGGTTGCACGATAACGCACTCAATCTCTGTTGCGCCGTCAAACACCCATGCTACTGAAGGTGTACGCATAGCTGCTGCTGCATAGAATAGTAACTGTTCGTTTTCTTCTACACCCACAGCAACGCCATCGCCAAACTTCCAATCTAGTACGATAGCACGGTTACCAATACGGCCTAGTAAGTCACATGAGCCAAACACGTCAGGTAAGAAGTCACCAAAGCCAACCTCGGTTTCAACAGCGTATTCCATTTCTAGCTTAGGATCTATCTCGCTAAGTAAGTTAAGGGCAACGTGTAGTTTGTTGTCGATATGGTCTTGCGTCAGCACTTGGTCTTGATACTTCATACCAATTAAAGACTCAGGCGTTACGCCTTGGTCAAGCACTTGTGCTACTGCATTGTGGAGCAATGTACCTAAGTCAGCGTACACGCTACTTGGTCTTGGTGGCATCTTAGCGCATAACGCTACAGAGCCTGGGCAACCCATAACGCGTTTCGCAGTCGAGCCACCGACGATATTTGAATGTTGAGCCATTTTAGTTTCCTTTAGTTTATTTGTTTAGAAATTTTATTATACATAGATTTTTTAATTATGTGTTAAACTTTTTTACATGAATGAAAAAGAAATTGAATCTTATTTTAAATGGGCGGTAATGTCAATAGGCGGAAAGACTTATAAGTTTAGGTCAATTAACCAACGCGGCGTGTCAGATCAGATAGCGTGTCTACCCAACGGTGATACGTGGTTTGTAGAATTAAAAACAAAAGGTGGGAAGGTATCTGCCTTACAGAAATTTTTTATGGAAGAAGTAACGGGGTTATCCCAAAAGTATGCTTGTTTATGGACTAAGGAGCAGATAGATGAATGGAAAGATAAGATTCGGTAGTGTATGTAGTGGTATTGAGGCGGCTAGCGTTGCTTGGCATCCTCTTGGGTGGGAAGCGGCATGGCTATCAGAGATTGAGCCGTTCCCTTGTGCGGTGCTAAAGCATCATTATCCTCAAGTACCTAACCTAGGTGACATGACATTGTTGCCAAACCGTATTGCGTCTGGTGAAGTAGAAGCGCCAGACGTGTTTTGTGGCGGCACACCATGCCAAGCCTTTAGTGTAGCGGGTTTACGGCATTCATTAGACGATAGCCGTGGAAATTTATCATTAATTTTTTGTGAGATTGCAAATGCTATTGACAACATTAGACTTATTCAACAATCCAATCCAGCCATCATCTTTTGGGAAAACGTGCCTGGAGTCCTCAACACCAAAGACAACGCCTTTGGGTGCTTTTTGGCTGGACTTGCCGGCGAAAGTGATGCGCTTATCCCATCAGGGGGCAGATGGACAGACGCTGGTTTTATTGATGGCCCCAAAAGAGCAGTTGCGTGGCGCGTCCTCGATGCCCAATATTTCGGCTTGGCCCAACGACGCAAAAGAGTGTTTGTTATCGCAAGTGCTAGAGACGACTTCGATCCCGCAGAAGTTTTATTTGAGTTCGACGGCGTGCGCAGGGATATTGCGCCGAGCCGAGAAACGCGGAAAGAAGTTGCCACCGACGCTATACCAAGCATTGCTAACTGCCTCGAAACAACCTGCAACGACTACAGTCGAGCCGACGGATTTAACATGATTTGTACGGACATTACTGGCCCATTAACTGCTAGAGATTACAAAGGTATTAGTTCGGATGATTGCAACCCTACGATGATGAAGTTAATAGCGTATGAAAATCATCCCTCCGATAGCCGTGTAAAAGAAATGGGTAAGGTATGCCAAACTGTAACATCGTCATGGGGTACTGGTGGGGGCAATATACCTTTTGTTCAGGCAGTTGCTTTTGATTCGTATAACCTAAGTCTTTCAGATGTTAATCAAACCATTAAAAGCCCAAGTGGAGGTACTTTAGAAAGCGTTGGGGGCGTAGTTCAACAAGCAGTAGCATACAGTATTCGTGAAGATGCTAAAGCCAATACGTTTAGTGCTACGGAATTAGATGTTGCTAATTCAATTGGTGCATTGCAACCAAGCCCACAATCGCATC